AGTTCCTTGGTGGTTTTGCCCTTGTCTTCGCGCTGCAGGCCAGCCTTGGTGCCTTCCGGATAGAGAAGGTGGACCGAATCTTCGCCCCAGGTCACGAACCAGATGGACGTGTTGTCCGAACCGGTACCGCCAGCGTCGATGATTTGCTTGCCGTTGGATGCCGTCTTCGAGTTGAAGCGGGCATGAAGGCCGGTAAAGCGCTCCGGAAACACGTCGGTGTCGCCGTAGTAGACCGTCGAACCGAGGGAGTTTGCCATGCCGGCGATATGGCTCTTGGCTTCGTTCAGCCGGAACTTGGCCGGGTTCTTGGAGATATCGACGAGCTTGGCGTCAACCTCGGACCAGTCTTCAAGCATGCCGGTGGCATCCTTGACTTGTGCCGTGGTGCCCTTGGTCGGCAGAACACCCTTATACAGCTTGCGCCAGGTCGGGGTCGGCAGTCCGGTGCGGACCGTCGTCAAGTGACTGGCACCCATGTTGCATTCGAGGATGGGAGCATCCTCATACATTGCGTTGAACTGGACGAGCATGTCGATGATCGTCGCGATATCGTCGCCCCATTCCTGCTTCTTCAGGTCGGAGAGCGTCGGATACATGTTGCCTGCTGTGGCCATGGTTTTATCCTCGTGTCGTGGGAGTGGTCGCCCCGTACATCGCCTCTTCCGGCGATTTCTTGGACGCAGCGGGGGTTTCCGACGTGACAGGCTTGTCATCACTGTTTTCGTTGCCGACACGGACCAACAGTCGGAATAGCCCGGGATAGTTGCCTAGCCCGAGTTCGGTGAGATCGCTTCGCAGCTCGTCGTCGCCATAGGTGGCAAGCGCGCGCTCGGCGGTCTTGAGGGAGACATCGAGCTTATCGCCGCCGAAATCCTTGTCGGTCTTGATGCTCTTCTGCCAATCTTGAATGACTTTCTGATTGCGCTCGTTCAGCGCGTCGAACTCGGCCTTGCGAACATCAGCGATGACACCAGCGAGCTTCGTGGCCTGCCCGTTTGTGAGGTTCAGTTCCTTCATGACCGGACCCGCCTTTTCGAGCAGAGCCGAATCCAGTTCAACGCCGTCAGGCAGGGCAATGACGTACTTGCCGTCAGCTGGCACCTGGTTGAGCGGATCATCGTCCTTGGCCTTGTCATCGGCCGGCTTGGTCTTGTCATGCTCGGCCTTCAGGCGGGCGTTCTCTTCCGCCGTCTTGGTGGCGTCCGGCGCATATTCCTTCCACTCGGCGGCGGCATCAGGCTTCTTTTCGCCCTCCGGCGTCTTCTCGCCTCCCGTGGTCTTGCCGAATAGGATGGTTTCCGGCGCCTTCTCTTCCACCTTGGCAGGCTCAGTGACCTTCGCAGGCTCCGCAGATGTTGCAGCGGCTGCGGCGGCGACAACCTCGTCGGTGCCAAAAGCAATCTTATTCCTCAACAGGTCGAACATTCTCTTCCCTCTCGCGCTTGTCCGCGCGGTTGTGAGCCTCGATCATCATTTGAGCGTAGGCAGTGGGGTCCGTGGCGTTGATCTGGTTGATGATCGTCACGCCGATGATGCGGCGACCGATGTGGATACCGGTCTCTCCGTTGACGGTATGGGGCGCGTTGTAGACGCCGCACTGAGAGAGCACCCACCACAGGAACTCCCGTGCACGCGGGTCTGCCAGCACGGACTGGGTTGCCAGTTCGAGCTCTGTTTCTTCCCGTGATTTCTGTGTCATCCCGCGATACCGAGATTGCTCAGCAAGTCTGCCGGGCTGCCGTTGTCATCAGTGCCTGCGAGGATCGACGCGGCCTCTGCCCCCTGCTTCATCGCAGGTGCAAGCTGGCTGGCCATCTCGGCGCTTTGCGCGGCCTGCTGCTGTTGAGCTCGACCATCGCGCAGCGCTTTGACCTTGTCGTCAGACCTGATGATGGTCGGCTGGACGCCGAGTGCGTCGGCGTACTCATCAATCGCCTGGTCGCCGTCGATCTTGTCGATGCTGTCTGGGAACGCGGCAATCATATTGCCCGCGAAGCTCATCATGCGCTCGATGGAACCAGTCGAAACCGCGAGCTGGGCCTGCGCCAACGTCGAGATGTTCTCGATCTTCAGATCAGTGCCCTGGAGCTCTTCCGGTGGCTCAGGCAACTGATTGTCTTCCTCAAGGGCATAAAACACCCAGTCGGCCAGCGGCATGATCAGTTCATGATGCTGGCGCTCAACGGTCGGGCCGAGCTGCTGAAGCTGCTCTTCCTTCCGCTGGGTCAGTTCGTAGACGTTCTTCGGCTGGATGCCTTCCATGTTCGTGATAGCCATGAAGAGGTCGGCATAGAAGGCGCGGTCGATGCGCCGGTTCGTGTCGCTGATGTCGGCGGCCAACTCGCTGATCGACAAATCCACGTCGAAGGCGCGGCGGTACGATGAATTGACGCCGACCTCATCGACATAGGTGATGGTGCCTGGCAGAGACGAATTGCGCTTATTGCGGAGTGAGGTGGGTGCGACGACGGCGGGTCGCACCTTGTGCTCGATCCCAGAGCCTTTCCACTTCTGCTCGGTCTGCAGCATCTTCACATCCGGCAGCGCGTCCATTCCGGGGCAGTAGGCGGCATAGACATCCTCCCCGACGACATCCCAGCGCGGGGCAAGGATCGGATTGCGATCAAAGCCGCTGACCTCGCTCATGACGTCCTTGTCGGCACCGGCTTCCCAGTAATTCGACATGAAGGCCTTGTTGGCCTTAGTCGGGCTGCTCGCATTGCGCTCCTTGCGGGGCTCAATGGCGTTGTAGATTTCGACCCAATCGTCATACGATCCCTTGTCCCACAGGTTCTTGACCGTGGTGGAAACTTTGGACCAGTCCATGCCTCTGTTCGGCCTTGCAACGAAACGGCCGACCGACTGCTCCACCGTCATCCAGATGCGGCGGTAACAGGTATCGACACGGCCGGCACCGCTCTGGGCGAGCCAGTATTGCCCGGCAACCGGCATGATCGCATGCAGGCGGTGCTGCTCATTCCGGGTGAGGATCATGCAGAACTGGCCGAACAGCAGCTCATCGCCATAGCCGGAGTGCAGGCAATTGTAGATGTTCGAGACTGCGAGAAAGTCGCGGGCTTTGCGGGTGGACTGATAGAGGTAGTCCTTGACCGGGCCGTATTCCTTCAGATCGTCATCGAAGATGCTGTAGCGCATCCAAGGCCGTGTTGGCGACGTCAGTCCTGCTTGCATACCGGATCGCGCCACGCGGTGCGCCAGCAGGGGCGAGTTGTCCACGATCTTGTTGCGATCCTTCTTGCCCTTCGGGTCTTTCGCATCGCCTTTGCGATATCGACCAGGCGCGATGAAGTCGTTCAACTCCTGCCATTGTGGCTCGTAGTCGTTGCGCTCGGTCTTGAGAGCAGCGAGACGCCGCTCGTGGCGAGACCTGATGGATGTATCGACCTCAGGCACCCAGAAGCACCTTCTTGCCAGCGGTATCGACAGCGCCGACACCTTGGGATCCGGTCAGCATAGTCGATGTGGCCGCGCGAAGCTTGTCCTTGGTGCGAGTACCAGCCTTATCCACGCTCTGATTGTCAGGCGCGCGCTGCGCTGCGTACTCCACCGGCATGCGGGGCGTCTTCGCTTCGGGATTGCTGTTGCCAAAGATGCACATGGGATGCCTCACAGGTAAAAGATGATGAGAAAAGACGCGACCGCGCAGGCAACGCTGACGATCGACAGGACGGGCTGAAATCGGGCGCCTGGGCCATCGGCGAGATAAGCCGCACCGATTGACAGGATCGGCGCGAACGCGAGCCAGAGGGCTTCCTTGTCGTTCTGGGTTGCGACAACGATGATGAGGACGAACATAAGAACGATGAACAGCCTGCCGTTAGCGGCAGCATTCTTCATCCGCTCGATCGTGAACGGCTCGGCAAACATGGGAAACCTCATCCGTAGGGGTTGTAGTCGTCGTTCAAGGACGATCCGTATCGATCATCGGTTCGGACATTGGACCGGCCATCGTCTTCCTTGGCGACGACGGGATAGGCAAAGGTCAGGGCGAGAGCATCGGCCCGGTTCGGCGATGGAATGCCGCGCACCTTCATGTCTTCCTTGCTTTCCAGCTGCAGCTTGCCGTCCGTTCGGGGAACAAGCTCTGGCCCGATCAGATCCTGGTAGAGCACGTCATCCTTGGGATCGATCGCACCGCCCTGTTTCAGCCAGTCGCGCATGTTCTTCCAGATTTCGGCCCGCTTGTTCAGGCAGCCGACGTCAACGCTCTTCCCGCCAAACCACACCAGCTGCCATGCTCGGTTCATGGTAATGCCGACCGAGTAGATGCCAGTGCCGTGCCCGCCGTCGATAAAGACCGCGTCGGCCTGCAATTCGTCCTCAAACCGCATAACGTGGTTGGCGACCAGGACGTCATTGTCGTTCTTCGGCATTTTCATCAGGAGCTTTGAGTAAAGGCCCTGCCGGAAGTAGATGACCAGTTCGTCATCGCCGGTCCAAGCCGGATCAACGGCAATGATCTTGGGGGCGAAACTGTACTGATCCTTCCGAAGGTGGACCTTCTGCGCGGCGTCAACGTCATCGGTGCCGATGAACTGCTTCGCCGAAGATGATGGAAACATGCCGCGTACCCGAACCTTTACGAAATCATGATCTTCGCCATAGTCCTCGACCCACTGGTCAAGCTTCTTCTTGTTCGTGCCAGGCACTGTCCGGCTATCGATCTGCCGCCTTATCCAGCGCTTGCGGTTCCGGCGGAAGCATTCGCGGAAGCGGCCTGTGTTCTGCGTTGGATTGCCGAACACCAGCCAGATAATGATCGTGTTTTCGTCAGTGAGCGCGCCTTCGGCCACTTCCCAGACGCTGTCGGCGATTTTGGAGGCCTCGTCGAACATCAGGACGATGATCTTGTCCTTGTTGTGCAGACCGGCGAACGCTTCCGTGTTGTGAGCCGACCAAGCGACGAAGTCCTGGCGCCACAAGTCGGAATGCTCATTGTCGCGGGCCTTGATCGACATGGCCTGCACGTTGAACCAGTGGCCGGTGATCGAGGATCGGAACCACTTTCCTATCTCCGGCGACGTCTTGGTGCGCAACTGACTTTCAGTATTGGCCGTGGTGACTATCTTGCAGTCCGAAAAGCAGGACATTGCCCAGTTGGAGAGCATACCCATCTCGGCCGACTTGCCGATGCCGTGGCCGCTCGAGACAGCAATCTGCAAAGGCGAGTACCGGTTCTCGCTGTTGAGGTGCTGCCGTATCTCTTCGTTGATGTCCGCCTGCCACTTTCGCGGGCCGTCCATGTCCTTCAGGTCGCCGTTGCCCCAATCCCATGCGAACAGCGCCCATCCTTGCGGATCGTACTGATAGAGGGCTGCGGCGTCGGCGATATCATCGTCCGGATCGCGCGACTGAGCGACCAAAGTCATTTCGGGGCGCTGACCCTGCCCTTTGCACGGGCCAGACGCTCAGCAAGGGAGCCGTTCACCTGAAGCTCCACTTCCTGCTTGTCGCGCCAATTTTTCGGATCACGATTTTTCATCCAGAAGATGCCGGCTGTGGTGTCCGGTGGGTAATGCTTGACGATGTCGGTCTTGATGACCTTGCCGTCGATTACTCGGATATCGACATCTGGATGAGAGAAGCCAATCGCGCGCTGATACAGCGACCGCTTGACGTTCTCGTCCGGAATTTCCTTCCCAAGCTTTAGGGACTGACAAAACTCTTCATGGTCGATCTTCCACCGTTGGATGGTTCGATCGGTCACCTCGAAGAAATCGGCTAGCTCGGTATCCTTGGCGCCTAATGCGCACAGCTTTTCCGCTTGTTTGGCGTACTCGGGCTTATATGCGGTCGGCCGTGCCATGCTCTTTGCTTTCTGATTTGGTCAGATGCCACCGGATTTCGCCCTGATCGTCGGGGCGCTCGGTCCAGCCTTCCACGAGGGCCAACTGCTCATCGTCGTCATTCACCGAGAAGCGGCCGAAGGTGCAGCCTTGAACCTTGCCTTGTTCCGCCTGTGCTGCAAACCATGCGCGATGCAATGACGGATTCTGTTTGATGAAGGCAATATAGCTGGGCTCGCGTTCAGTCATTTGACACTCCAAAGCTGGAAGCAGTTTATTGCCTTGCCTTTAGCCTGCACCTGAGCGAACTTCTCGTTCCGGTCGTTTTTCAGGACTGGCATGGAAAACCCTTGGGAGCAGAAGATGGCTACACTCACTGCGCAGGACGCAACTTGGTCTGACCACAACGAGATGATCTTCTGGTTGTGGGCGGCCCTAAAAACTGGCGAACGATTTTTGCATACTTCACATGAGCTAAGCAGTGTCCAAAAAGCGATGTTCGCGCAGCCGATGGAAAAGTGGGGCGATCACAAAGCCGAGCTCAACGATATAAAATCGCAATCTACCCTAGAATCTCACCAGTTTCTAAACGCCCTCGGCGTTCTGCTTCGCGTTCTGCAGCGCTCGCAGCATCTGTTCCCAACGGTGCAACCGCCCTACAGCCGAGCTAATCACACCATTACCGAAGGTAAGCTGCTTCGCGATCTGGTCGAACATGCTTACGGCAAAGACGGCTATCTGGCTGGGGGCGGTAAGATGAAAGACAAATTTGTAAAAGAAGAAGCAGGCATGGCAGCCGACGCGGTTTCGCTCATCGTCAAAGATGATGGTCACTGGCTCGGCAACCGGCTATGCGTAGAACGGTCCCTCGAAGAAATTAGAGCTATTCAGATCGAAGCGCTCAAGGTTCCTGCTCCGAGCATTGACGACCAAGAATAACTCCGACATCGGCGAACCGGGCGGTTAAGCCCGGCTCTCCATTTCAGGAATGCGGGAAAGAATGGCTGGGCATCCCCCGGCCTACTCGGGCAACAACTGCCCGCCTTCCCGATTCATTACGAGCGCACTCTCGTCGGCCCCCAAGGGCGCAGGTGAGGCTTTATCCTGCAATTAACCGACTATCCAAGACCTGAAGGCGTCCTGCCTTGGATCGACCGCCATTGCCGCCGCTCGATCTTCTCACCCTGATGAAGCCTGCTAATCTCCATACGGATCATCAGCAATTGATTGCTGCATGGCGGCATCAGTCGCCAAATTCTGTCTTTTCATGAGGAAAGATTCTACGTCGCCGCCGCAAGCATCTTTGACCTCTTCAACCGAGTATCCAGCAGCTTGAGCTTGCACAGTGAGTGCTTTCGCAGCATCGCGAAAATCACTTTTGTCTTCTGAGAAAGTAGGTTGGCCAAGGAAATTGTCACTGTTTTCATCCAGCCAGTCGTTAATGTCAGTCATACCGTTCTCCTCCAAATGGAAAAGCAACGTAGCACAACTCTTATTTTTCACAACGCGATGCCCGGTTCTACATCCGCGAATCAGCGGGCTTTTCATCGGTTGGCATCCACGCATGCAAACCGGATGTTATCGATTTGCCTGTGTGTTGTGCCTCTTCATGTGCCACCTGTAAACCGGCGGTATCATGCAAGAGAATTGCGCTCTGGAGCAATCCGGCGCTAATTTGTTGCAAGGATTTCTCAATCCATCGCTAAATCGTTCGTTTAACCCATTGCTTTTTTGTCTTCGATCGGCGGTTTCGCTGCTCCAAATAGCGGCTCCAGTCCCATCCGCGTGCCTTCACCTCCGAATATGCCAGCAGCGCGAGGCGCATTTCCTGATCCCAGACGAAGCGCGGCACCCAAGCAAGTGCCTCTTCCATCCTGCCGATACGATCCTTGCTGCACTTCGCCCGGCGTTCGGTGACGGCGTCGATCGCGCTGTTGCGGTGGCGGATGTGCATGCCGTCGTTCTCGTGGGCATCAACAAACTCCAGCAAGGTATTTTCGGCTTCGCTGGTCAGTCCTTCCGGCATGGAGCTGCCATACATGCGCGGCCCGATCCGGCCCGGCATCGCCATGTCGGTGTCCATCGCCTCTATCAGCCGCTCGAGGATGGCCGCCTGCTGGTCAGTTATCGACATTCCAGCATCGGCCTCGCGGATCAGATGACCCGCCATGTCGCCATAGAAGTCCCGGCCGTCTGATTTGAAATGGCGCTCCTGCCCCATGCGGGTCTTGCGCCGGTCGATCTGGTATCCGGCAAACACCTTCAGCCCGCCGGCGGTCTTGCGCTCGCCCAGGATCACCACCTTGCGCCCGCTGACATCGATATACTCGTTTCCAAGCGAAATCTTCATGCTGCATCATCCTCTGGTATCAATGCGTGTGCGATCAGGCTGCTGATCTTTTCTGCCGTCTTTCCCATGCGCCCGTATTCGCCTCTAGCGAGGCGCTGAGCGCGGTTTCTGATGTGAGCTAGATCGATGCGTCCAAAGTCGGGCAAAACGTCTCGGGGGCGCTTGTCGTCAGCGTGGGCACCGATAAATGACCACACCGCCCAGATCATGACGTCGTCGAAGCACTTCGGATTGCTTTCCTGGATGCATCGAACGGTCAGCGCCGCCCGATCGGAGTTGATCCGAAGGAGGCGCGCTATGGTCCGGCCTCCGTAGACGACATTGGCCGGCCGGTCTGGCCCGTTGCGGCCTTCTCGGTATGGGCGGACGCGGACGCCATAGCTTTCGAGGAAGCGATAGACATTCACGCCGTTCGGGGATCTGGTCAAATCTCACCCCGCGCGGCTTTTTCAGCCAGGTATGTCGCCGGGTCGATGTGCTTGACCTCTGAAGCCGCACCGAACGTCCCGAGCTGGTGAACACGATATGACCGCTCGGCGGCAGGATCGAACTTGCCCATGGCGCCGGAGCGAATCCAGCCGACGGCCTTGCCCGCGTTCACCTTCAGGCGATGCTCTTCCTGCGCCGGCGTCAGCTTCCGCTCTTTCCTCTCCTTGCGTCGGGCCTTCTTGGACTTCTTCGTCTCGGGCTTCCCCCACAACACCTTCTTGTTGGGCTTGACCCGCTCGGGCGGCCGGTTGCTGCCGACGTTGTCGAGCCGATCGAGCGCCTTCCATGCGGCGGCGTTTGTATCGAATGGCCCTTCGACCATCTTGCCGTGCTGGTCGGTGATCTCGAAATGAAAGTCGTCCTTCCGAGTGACGTTCAAAATGCGGGTCATGGGCGAACCTCCCTTGTCCGGAGCCAGAAGCGTAGTTTCAGTTTCAGGATATCGAGCCAGATCATCACGCTGCCTTTCCGACCGCTGGGCGGTTCTTCTTCGTCTTCCGGAACCAGTGGATTGCCAGCGCCCGCCATAGCGGCCACTTGTGCGTGACGGAAAGCTGCTTGGCCTCGTCGAGATCGACCGCCCAGGTGCCCTGTATGGCCGCAGCAAGCGCGTCCGGGGTTATGCTGTCCCGATACTCATCGTGGGTCAGTAACAGCTCCACGGCCTTGATATGGGGCTTGAGGATGGGTGCAAAGCCGCCCTGCGCCAGAACCGTCAGGATGATCCGTGACATTTCGTTGCCGCGCTTGTTGATCAGTTCGCTGATGGCGTTGATCGAGACGGTATCGCCCGGCTTGGATTTGCCGCCCGGGCCGGGATGGCGAAGGATGTTGACGCCGGCCTGCTTGCAGATGATGTCGATCGTGATGGCGT